TAAATAATTGAAAATGGCGGTAATCCAACGTAGGCGGATTAGGCAAATGCTCATTGGCATACGTCAGGGTAATAAACGAATTCTCCTCATGGAGCTGCGTTTCAAACATAATCCGGGTGGCCCACTGCCGAGAACGCTCTAGGCGGCAACCGATGCACTGCCCGCAGGGCAGTTTCAGGGGCTGACACAGGGAACTCGTAGGGGCACCAAAGTGGACTTGGCCACCCAACTTGTAGGCTGACAGGGGATGGAAGCATGCCATGGCGAGGACGGCCTCTCTTGGGCAAAAAAAGACCCGGAGGTTCCGGGTCTGAAGAAAACAGGCACAGCTGCGCCGGCGTGGAAACAGCGGCCTGGACTACATCAGAGGCGAATCCCGCCGCGCATGGGGCCGGGGGCCACGTTAGCACGAGCGGTCTTTGCGGATGCACGGCGAAAACTCCGGGCCGAACGGCCTTTGTGAACGGGTTTACGGGAAGACGGGCGCATGGGTATCTCCTAAAGAATGCGCCCTAAAAATAACTCAAAAACTTGAGGTAGGGAAGGGGGAAGGTGACGGTGTCACCTGGCACAGTTATATCAAGTAAATAACTGTGCCGGGCAACGCCCGAAAAGTCAAACGAATTCCACCCCAATTAGCTTTCGCTAATTGGCGCGGTCTGGGACTTGACATCTGGCGGGATGTCTGAAAGCCGCACCAGCATTGGCTGTACGGCCTCAGGGCGGGGAACCAGGCCAAGCTCGATAGCCTCGTCGCGATTGGCCGAATCGTGGACAAAAGCCAACAGTTGGGCGGGGTCGTTGTCGAAGCGTTCGCGAACGCCGGAAGGCAACGACATGAAATCCGCATCAGCTTGCATGATGCGGTTGAGGGCGGTCTGGTAGTCGACAATCTCGTCGACTTCAAAATTAAAAGAAGGAATATCCGCACCGGGCACGATGCCGGTGCGAGCATAAGTCTTAACCAGGTTGTTGATATCAGCCTCATCCTTGCCGGCTTGAACGGCGCGGTCGGCATCAGGATCTAGCTGGATACCAGTAGAAAAAGAAGACACATCAGTGTCAAAGTTATAAGGGCTCTTGAACATAAAAAGCTCCAAAGGAAATAAAAAAAAGGAAAAAAGAAAATAAAAATAAAGGTAAAAATACGCGCGCACGAATCGCGCACACGACAAAAATTACCTACGAAGCAATAATTGCAAAATAGCAGCGAATGGGCGAGTAGCCTCATTCTCATTAAGAGCCTTAACAGCGATATTCATCGCACGAACATTCTCAGCAGTAGCAAGACTGGTATCCGTATCCGCACGAATCTTATTCACGTTGGCACGTATCTGGTCAACATTCTCCTGGTTAACATGACCCTGGGTATTAGCCTGATAGGCTTGCCGGGTCTTAAGGGTAGTATCCGCATCAATATTAGCGGCAGTCGCCAACTTATTAGCGGTATCCGCCTCAGTATTACGGGTCGCGGCAATAACCTGTTTAGCGTCCGCCGCAAGGCGGACGGCTTGAGCCGCACTAGTAGCAGTATCCGTAGCGAAGCGAGTCTGAGACGCACTAGCCTGGCTACCAGACGGAGCCGACGCGGAAGCGGCGGCTGCTGAACCGATAGGCGCCGAAGGCGCCGCGTTACCTCCCTGAGAAAAAGCGACCATAGGATTAATACCAGCAGCCCGCATATCCTTCACAGCGGATTGGTATTGAGTATCACGCATGCGCTCAGCGAAATTACGAGCAGTACCAGACTCGCCACCAGCAAATTCACGGGCCAAGCCCGCTTGGTAGGCATTGAAATCACGTGTAAGTCCGGCCTGATCAGCTTGCCAAGAACGGTTGAGTTCCGCTTGCTGCGCATTGAACTGGTTCTGCGCACGGACGGCGGATTGATCCGCGTATGACGATCCAATTGCACCTCCAATATCAGCAATACCACCAAGAATGCCGTTGTCGCCAAGACCAACGGCGTTAGCCACGCCGGAAACCACTTTACCGACGGAACCGAGAACTCCAGAAAAAAAGCCCATGGGGCACCTCTAGAAGTGATCGATAAGGCCCGGCACCGAGTACATCGGCATCGGCCGAGTCACCTTGGCCGAAAAGATCGAATCGAAAATAAACTGAGGCTCATCAGTCACCGCAACCACACGAGCAATAGGCGGGGTGTCCTGAATAAATGCATCAGACAAAACAGGGGGGGCCGTAAAACGCTGCGACAAATGCCAAAAGTCCAGCGTCTGCGCAGTAGTAGAACGGAAACGACCGGTAATCATGCTGGGCTTATACCGATACTCTGCCCAGCGTTCTTGATAACCGAAAACAGTGGAGTCATTAGCTCCAACACCGGTCGCATAAATCTCCTCACGGAGGACGGCCTGTTCGCCCAGGTGGGCGAAAACAGGCATATAAAAATCGTATCGAGTCCGGCGCTTCCACATCTTGCGAATGCCTTGTTGATACGACAAATCAGCACGAACGGCGCACAGGCCAATAATCATGCCGTGTTCAGTGAACGACTGAGAAAAGCCGTGGTTGTTAGCCACAGCAGTACCGATAGCCGCGAGCGTAGCGAGCGGCGCGTCACCAGCGGCCGTAGCCGACGTCTGAGCGACGGGATTGATGTTGATAGGGGTAGACGAACCCCCGAGGTACTCAGGCCGCTGGAGGCGGGCATCAGGGGAGGTCACGCCGAAATGCGACCGCAGGATCTCGGTGTAGCGCGTTCCGCCGCGGGCGTCGCGCTCAAGCAGCTTCTGGATCTGGAAAGACTGCCGGATCTGGTTAATGGTGGCAGCAGTAGCCTGGCTCAAATCGGCCACAAGGCCGGTACCGAAAGTCCCAGGCACCTGAGGCACATAGAGCGACTGGGAAGATCCAGGAGCCGTGCCAGAGACGAAGACGTTGTTAGAAGTGTCCGAGAACATATTGCGCTGAGCTGCGCCAGCAGACCCGAGAGCGACAAGCAGCGGATTGCCATTGCCAATCACCGGGGCAGTGGTGCCGAGCGGCATAGTAACCGCTGCGCCCTTCTGCGCCCAAGGAAGCGCAGAGGTGAAGTAATCGTGTCGCTTACCACGCCGACGCAGAACAAAATCAGCAACAGGATCAGGTCCATCACCGCGAGGAACAGGGATCGAATCTTGAAGGTTTTCATCGCGGAACCATTCATTCCAGATGAGGTTATAGGCCCGGGTAAATAAGGCAGAGTGCGAAATCGTACCGGCGGGGTCAACCTGGCCAACGGTGGGAAGACCCATATAGTCCTGCAATGTCAAGACAGGATAGCCACCGGCCGGAGAAACTTGCTGAGGGACAACAAAATCAATGGAATCGTCGGGGTCGATACGCTCGCCTTGAAACTTCTGCCAGTTGTCCCAGACCAGACGGTTAGGCACAAAGAAAAAGAACGTATCCAAATAGAGGTTATCCATAATGGGCACGATGGGAGTCGCGAGACGGGCAAACGCCGTCATATTGAGGTTAAACGAATCACCGGGCAGCACTTCATCCAAATAAATCGGGATAAGCTGGCCCGAATCAAAAGTCGTCTTGTGTTGCGACTGAATAATAAACTTCGAGCGGGGAATATCCGCACGAGGCACCATAGAAAACTGGTGAACATTAACTGAACGAGCGCGAAAACCGGCCATGGTATTACTCCGCAGTTACGGGAACATTGACAAGGAACAACGGCTGAGGCAGAGACTCAAAAACACCAGTCTCATTGTCGAAAACGCCGATCGCATAAACGGCGAAATCATTGGGGTGAGTGTGCAACGCACCGGCGGCGGGATTCTCCGACTCCGAACGAATAGCACGAATAGCAGACTCCGAATTAACAGAGGCAAAAGGCGCACCAAACTGGTTAGCAACGCGATCCATCAACGAAAACATCTTGATCTTCATAAATCATTCCTAGGAGAGGTTTGTCCCAAAGCAGCGTACTGAATCTCTTCACGCACGGCTAGCCGCTCAGGGGTATTGTTATCGGCATACTTCAAAGCATTCTCAGCTCGGGCTAGTTTCACCTCCTCATAACGTTCGGGGTTAATACGCTCTAAAAGCCTGTCGAAATAACGCGGAGGCCGTAGCTTGCGACCATTACACACAACATAATCGTGACCGCGATAAACATCAGTCGAATATAAATCAAACCATTTACCTCCTATACCGGGTTTAAGAGACATACGGCAAAACTCAGGCTTGAGGTCGTGAACCTCACCTGTATCTACATCAACAAAACGGTAATGCTCCTCGGCAGCATCGCCGGTAATCTTCTTAGTCACATAGCGAGCCACATAAGCAGCAGACTCAAAAGTCAACTCACCAATAGACGAATGACCATAAGGCCAACAGCGCTCCAATAAAGGGCTGCGGTACAGAGGATGACCACTAGGAGAGTGATCAAAAAGAACACGGTCTGTAAAGAAATCCACGCCAAACAGACAAGCGTGAAAATGAGGACGGAAATACTTATCACCATACTCACCACACATATAAAAACGGACCTTATGTCCGAGGACTTTACGAAGCCGCTTCATAAATAATTGAAAATGGCGGTAATCCAACGTAGGCGGATTAGGCAAATGCTCATTGGCATACGTCAGGGTAATAAACGAATTCTCCTCATGGAGCTGCGTTTCAAACATAATCCGGGTGGCCCACTGCCG